TGCGCTTTTTGCTGCTCCCTGTACGGTTTCAAACACATCGTCACCATACTCAGCAAAAGCCTTCATGACAGCTTTTTCAAAGCCTTCAGGACTTACAACGATGTTCTTGCTCATGCGCCAATCTTCCTTTCAGTGTACAGTTCAAGGTCATCCCCTGTTCTGTACGTTCTATATACGGAATATCTTGCGCCATTGAATTTGACTAAACTTTCCCCTTCATAGTCACCAAAGAAGATGGTGAAGCGGTATTCAGGATTCAGTTCAGTGTTTTCTGCTGCAAAAAACTCACTCTGTGAAACCGAATCAACTTCGCAATACACAGTGCGTTCTGTTTCTGTCGCAACCTCGTTTCCGTATTTGTCTGTTGTGATGGTCTGTGTGATAAGCGTTATAACATCCGTCATTACGCATCACCCCAATCAGTGTAGCCTGTTGCCATCATCATCTGTGCCTTCTGCTCATCGTAAGCAGCTTTCAGCTTGTCATAGTTCGCTGGTGCGCCAAAACTCATACGCACATAAGTCAGAATTGCCTTATTAACAAGGCTGTCTGCTACAGTTGTTTCAACTCCAGCAATGCCCAAATCAAGTTTGGCTGCTTCAATGTATTCTGTTATTTCGGCATCGTAGGCATCTGTGGTCACCCTTAAAGCCATTTTGCAGGTATCAATTAAAGCCATTATCAGCTCTCCTTCATTGCTTTATAGAAATCTTTAGTCACAGGCGCATATGCCATGTGTCCTAAATCAATTGACGGATCGCAATAAATCTTGTATCCGTTCTGCCTTGCCCTTATACAAAAGGCGCAATCTTCACCAGCACCAAGTAAAGGTGTAAACCAAACACCACCGCCTTCTTTGGCTGCAATGTCAAGCAGACAATCCGTGCGCATCAGAACGCACCCAAAACCGCATCCGGCAACCTCTGTCAAGCCTTCAGGAATACCTTCGTAATCCTCATATTCAACAAGGCCTTTTTCGTCTGCTTCAAGTTTCTTGTAAATTACAGGTGAAAACTTGCCACCCCTTCTGAAATACAAGCCTGTCAGAATGTCAATCTCTTCGTGTTCGTCAAGCACGTTCAGCATACGTTCAAGAAGGTTTGGCTGGAATACCATGTCAGAATCAAGCCATAAAATATAATCGGCTTCCATCTCAACGGCTAATCCAGCCAACTTGTTTCTTGAATCGTATATTAAGGAGCCTGAAAGAAACGATATTGAACATTTATGTACTCGTTTCAGTGTTGCAAGACTTTGTGCAAATCTCGCTGAAACCATGTCCATACATGGCACAGCAATCAGAATTTTCTTTTCCATGATGTTTGCCTCCACTCAAGCATCAACTAACTATTTCGTAATCTTTACGAATGCGTTTGGTGCTACAACACCGATGCCGACAAATTCTCTGCCGATGATTCTTACAAGGTCATATTCAGCCTGTGACAGCTCGTCAACCTTGAAGTCAATTCCTTCACCGTTAGGGAAGTTCATCAGTGCGCCCTGTTCAAGGTCACCAACGATGGCATAAGGAACACCTGTGGTTGCTGCGCTGAATGCTGCGATGGTGTTGTTGAATACAACAGGCAGACCTTCAAACGGATCAGCATCAAAGCCGTTTGCATACTGTGCAGCCTTGAATGCACCCCAAGTTGCCTTGTTCATCATTACAACAGGATTTGCAGCTTCGTCAGACAGAAGGCTCATTGCCTGGGCAACAAGGCCAACACCAACAGTTGTGGATGTGATAGCCGGAACACCAACCTGTGTTGTGGTTGATACTGTTCCACAAGCCTTGATAGCTGCAATCAGTTCGTCAGCAGCCTTCTTTGCGATCTGATAAGTAAGTTCGTCATAGATATATCTCAGGAACTCTTCGCCTCTCAGGTCAAGTGCTTCATCAGAAACTGAAATCCACTTCTTGATGCTCTTTGGTACAAGGTTTACAACACCAAGTACAAGTGTTTCTTCTGTTACAGCACCGCTTCCTTCAGTGTGTACTGTTGCGCCTGTGGAGCTGATTTCAAAACCAACCTTCAGGTTGCCCTTGACGTATGCTTTTCTTACTCTTGCTGTGATTCCGTCACGTTCCCATGCGGTCTTTACGATGTCATAGACCATTTCAGGAACAGGAATTGTGCCACTTACGTTTTCTGTCAGCAATGCTCTGCATTCTGCATCCTCACCGTTCTTCAGGTATTCTGCAAATGCGTTGATGTACTCTTTTGAATTTCTGATTTCCATATTCGTCATTTTGGAATCCTCTCTTTTTTCAATTACTTCGGTTTTAACTTCTGAAATAACGTCTGCCATTGCTCTCTTTTCTTCTTCAATGGCTTTTTCGGCTTTTTCAATTTCAGCAAGGATGTTCTGTCTTTCTTCCATCAGCTTGTTGCTTCTTGTTTCAAGCTCTTCTGTGGATGCTCTGCCTTCTTCAGGCGCATCTTCTCTCGGCTCTTCGTCTGTTGGCTCTTCGTCAAGCTGTGCAACGATGTCAGAAAGTTCAGCATCAATGGCTGACAGCCTTTCTTTTAATTCGTCTAATGTCATTTGGTAATAACCTCCTGAATGTGTTGTGATAACTTCTGTCTGCGTTCAAGGTCACTCCGCCTTTCTTCCTCTGCCTTCTGTCGCTCCGCTTCGGCAGCCTTTTCCATTTCAATCACTCCGTTGAAATAGTCACGCACATGAAGTTCTGTTGTTGGGTTAGCTGGGAAACTAACCGCACTTATGTCAAAGACCTTCCCTATTCGGTCAATGATTCTTGTTCTTGTATCCGCATCGTAATGGTCTTCTGCAACCGTGAACGCAAAGCTCATCTGCGGATAATTGCCAGCCTTGATTTCTTCAAAGTGTTCCTGTCCAGCTCTTGTTCTTCCCAAGTCTGTTACTTGGTGAAGGCCGTGTTCATCAATGTCAAGTTTGATTGTTCCGGCAGATGAACGTGCGAACACCTTGCCTTCATGGTCAATGCGGTACACAACATCGGTCATGTCTGCTTCATCAAAGGCTGTTGGCTCTATTCTTTCGTTGTAGTCTTCTCCATCAATTTCAATGAGCTTGTACGGCTCAAAGGTTGACGCATACCCTTCAACTAAAAAAGAAGGCTCTGTGCCTTCTTCTCTGACTTCAAAAGTCATGTTTCTATATTCTCTTTCACTCATTGGTAGTTCCCTCCAAATCGTCAACATTCTTGTATTCACCACGAATGGTGCGGATGTCACCGCCTTCAACAGGTGCAAGGTTGAAAACCTCCCTTGCTTCGTTGATGCTGAATATTCCCCTGTCGGTCAGCTGTGCAGCCACCGCTAATTTATCTGCGTTGCTCATGTACTGAAGTCTGTTTGATGTGAACATGACTTCGTTGCCGTTTGCTCTTTCTCTTTCCGTGAACATGGCTTTTGTCAGACCTTCAGAAAGTGCAATAGAAAACGGCTCAATAGCACCTTCATAGAATGCAGACCAGGCATCACCGTATGCTTTATTTTGAAGCACATCTTCATTCACACCGAAGTAGTTATACACATTGTCTTGTATCTGCTTCAGTTGGTCAGAATCAACCGTGTACGGCTTGTTTTCATATTGGTGGATGTCTGTGTAGGTGTTTGGGAACAAAAGCATTCCATCATTGTCACCTGTGAATGCAAGTGATCCAAAACGGTTAGCCTCTTTCTTCAGGTCGTCATCAAATGCGAAGTTGCTTGCTTTTGCCCAAAAACGGAAAGTAGCACCGTTCTTGATGGCTTCTTCAATGCCCTGTGTGTTAAGGTCAATCATCTTGATGGTTGGCTCTAACGCATAATTGGTTTCACCGAAGAAATCACGTTTGTACTGATGCTGTGTAAGTACAACGCATTCAGACAGCCTTACCGCTGCCATTTGCCCACGATGGAATTCATACCGCAGCCATACTTCGTTCTTGTATTCCAGCACTTCGCATTTTGTTGGAAGCACTGTGTAATATCCTGTTGTGTTTAGGTCTTTATCTTTGACAGGAACAATAAAGGCTGTGTTGTGTATGTCTAATATCGTTGATGTTCTCGCCAGGAACTGTGACCACGTTTGCCATTGGTTTGCGCCCTGATGCAATTTACTCTGCAAACCAATCTTGGCAGAGCCAACGGAATCAAATTTCAATTTGCTGATGTGTCTTGCTTTTGCATAAATGGCTGCACGGATCAATTCACTTTCATAAATTGACCCTTGCCAAGTATGAAAGACAGGTTTGTACCCTGTCAGTGTTTTGAAGAATTCAGACCGCACCGCCTTCTGCTGTTCTTTATTCGGTCTGAAAATAGCATCAAATAAACCCATTCGTTTACCTCTCGTTTTTTAGCTGGTGACCGATTTCAGGCCACCACTTCTGCCGTACTGTCATGGCATCCAAAAAGGCTGCCATTCCGTCTATATGCGCTGTTGGTGATACTTTAATGAGTTTGCCTCTGCCTCTTTCTGTACTCATTTTCACAGCGGAATTCAAAAAGTGCATCTTCAACAAATCATTGTCACCGATGCACACTTTACCATCTTTCATCAATCCTTCTGCTTCTTGCATAACTCCCCAAAGGTTTTCACCTTGCCAAACATCGTCACACTTGAAGCCGTAAGCATTTAAGTCTTGTATTAAATATTGCGCTGAATATCTGTCATATCCGACAACCAGCGGAAGTATGTTGTATTTTTCAACCAAGTCAACAAGCCAGTTGTAACAATCTCTGTAATCAACAAAGTTGTCACCGCTTGGTGCTAACAAGCCACGTTCAACGAATATCCTGTATGGCACACCGTCACGATCTGATGCTTCGTCAATGCGTTCTGCCGGAAGCCAAAACTTTGAAACAACGTGCAAAATGCCGTTCTTCTCTACTACAACACAAGCTGAAGTAAGGTCTGTGGTCTGTGAAAGGTCAAGGCCAACAACCCCATAGCACTTTGAAAGTGATTCAAGTGTTATTTCATCACCCATGCACTTTTGTACTGTCTGCGTTGAAAGCCATGCCGTTGAAGAATTCTGCTTCAGGCAGCAATACTTGGTGATGAACTCAACCTTCTTTGACAAAGACCCTTCTGCTATTGCTATTTCTTCAAGCAGATAATCAATGCTGACCGATACACCAAGATTTGGATTTGACTTGCGAAGCTCGTTGATGTCATTCCATTTTTCAATGTCATCTATCATGTAAAGAAACGGAAGCAGCTTGGTTTCCTTACTTTCACCAAGAAGAAACCGTGTTGCACGTTTCACAAGTTCGTCATATATTGAATCATTCTGATAGCCTGATGTTGTACATGACAACATGATGCCTTCAGGTCTTGCGCCCATGCCGGACTTCATGACTTCGTATTGTTTCAGACCAGCATCACCTTGCCAGCTTGCGATCTCGTCACAAATGGTCAAAGATGGGTTGAAGCCGTCAGACTTCTTTGCGCTGAATGCAATCTTCTTGACCGTTGAATTGGTCTTTGCTATGTACAGGTCACTTCGTCTTTTCTTTATCAGCTCGTCAGCCTCTTGCACCTTTTGGTGTGTTGCCTCCCTTGCTGATTGCACCGCCTCACGCAACGCAATCTGCTCTGGATCAAGTTGCACCATTGCCCATGTGCCTTCGTAAACTATGTCAGCTTGGTCAAGTTTAGGCGCAACGCAATACACCCTTGTACCAAAACCGCCATCCTCTCTGAAGATGTAATTCATGATGGCTGCGGAAAGTAAACTCTTTCCGTTCTTTCTGCCGATAACAAGCAGAACTTCACGGAATTGCCTTCTGCCGTCTTTATCGCATATCCCAAATATGCAAGATATTAAAGCCTTCTGCCACAATTCAAGTTTCAGCTTCCCAGGCGCAAGTTCACCTTCCACATGGAAGCAATGTTCTTCTATCCACGATATGGCTTTATTGGCTTTTTTAGCATCGTAGGTGTATAAACCGTCTTCAATGCCGTGTACTATCAGCTCATAGACCTTGTTTACCCATGTACTGACAACCGCTGTGCCGTCTTTTATGTCTTGGTAATATTTTAAGATATAATTATCCAACTAAACTCGCCCCCTTTGCCGAATTACAGCTAAGGTGTGCAAGTTTTACATTATCCCATGAGTGTGTACCGCCCTTTGCTAACGGAATAACATGGTCTATTGACGGATATGTTTTACCGACAATAAAATAGCGACCTCTGTATTGATGGTCGCTCCAATCGCATTTGCCTCCGCATATGCTACAAATGCCATTATCTCTTTTGTATAGCTTCTCAAGCGAAATGTCTTTGTCTATTAGTGCGTTTTTTATTTTCTTTCGCCTGTTTATATCTTTTCTTGCTTCGTTTGCCTTTGCACAACACTTTGATGAACAATACACTTTGTCTGTAACAGTTCCGCAAACAGGGCATCTGTGCAACTTCATTGCGTGTTTAAGCAACTTGATTGCCTGTTCGCCACGTTTCTTGCGTTCTGCATTTATGCGTTGTTCTTCACGTTTTCTTTCTGCTTCTGCCTCACGTTCTTGCAGCTCTATCTTTTGACAGTTTTGACATACTGTCGCACCTTTTAACCTTATGCTATGCCAACGGTGTGTGTGTATGTGACCACACTTCTTGCATTTTAAGTCTACATGACCATCTGATCCTGTGTAGTTTCCGGCATATTCAAAGTTCGGTGCTTTTTCACTTATAATGCGCTTTACGTTTTCTATGTCTTGCAGTACACCTTTGTTTGGGTTTTTCGCTTTTTGTGGTGCTATCCCCTTGCAAACTCGCATTGCTGTTTTTTCTGACACATGGAACTTTTCTGCAACCTCACACATTGAATGCCCTTCAGCCTTATACTTTCGCATTTCATCGTGCTTGTCAGTACAAGGCTTTTTTATTTTTTTGCCATAACGGTATGCAAGGTTGCGCACACCACTCTCATTTTTATAGCCACACATTTGAGCTATTTCTGCTGCTGTGTAGCCTTCATCAACTAAAAAAAGAGCATATTCTGCTCTGCTCTGAAACATATTAACCGCCTTTCGTTAATGCCTTATTACAAAGTCAGCGGAGAAACGGTTAAGGCTTACCGCTTTTCGTGTAGCTATCACTATCTCCGCTGAAGTTTGCCCTTTGTTGTGCTAACTTTGTGCTTGTTTTGTGCTATGCGTGGGGGTACGGCTTTTTGACTC